TGTTTGCATGTGCTGTCTGACCTGGCTGGTTAATTTCGTGTCTGGTGGCATTTCATCCATTGATTGAACTCTTTTGTGGAATCAACCATGAGACTCGGGGATTATAGACAGGTACTGGAAGCTTGCTATGATTCAGATCAATGACACCAGCGATCAGTGGCGAGGAGGCTGGATGAAGCAGAGGCTTTGCTTCTTAGATGCGCACGTCAGGTGGTAAATAATGATGAAATATTATCTAATTTGGGCGTGCTGTACGGAGCAAAAAATCAAATGGAACTTGCGATTGACTATTATGAAGCAGCCATGAAAATTAATGCGAATAACGTAATAGCCTTAAATAATCTTGGCAATATAATGAATGATGTGGGACAAAACAGTAAGGCGTTAGAATTTTTTATAAGGGCGCTAAATGTAGGGGGGGAATCATCCTATATTCATAATAATATTTACCAATATTTAAAATATGAAATATTAATTATAATATTCTATACTACGTGAACTACTGTGAGTCTAAAGACATCACAGCTTCTGTACCAATTGTACTTCTTTCTTCCTGCTTCAATGATACATAACTAGAGAAGTCATATGCCCTCTCCCCGTTAGTGGTATCTCCACAGGCGTTTTGTTCTAATAGAACTGGTTCGGTATGTCCCATACCTACCAATATATCTAAACCCCAACGTTTGATATTGATTGCGGCATTTAAATCTCTATCCATTTCATTACCACATTTACACAAAATCCATCTATCAGCTAATGTTAAGTTATGATTCTCTCATTTTTGCCGCAAAGCATGATCCTATAGTAAGTAATTGATCATTATCATTAAACAAACGTTTAGATAATTTATTATGACAAAAAAGAAAATTTTCTGCTATTATTTTTATATCATCTTCATAACGAGGATAATAATGAAGAGTTTCACCGATATGCCACTTCTTTTGTTTTTTTGGAGAATGATTATCAGCCATTCTTGCTAATCGCGCTCTAATTTTTCTTTGTTTTTCCATATTAATCTCTTAAATCTTCATGATAATCACCAATTAATTTTTTATCAATCTTATTTTCTGATGCTAATTGTTTAGAAACAACACCGTTATTTGTTATTGCTTCGCCTTTTACTCTAACTCTCATATCAGTTTTAGTTAAATCTTCACCACTCCAAAATTTAGTTCCTGGAAACGGCATGAATTTATAATAACCCATCATTTTAACTTTATGTTTTTTAATAAAATCAACGGTCATTTGTTTTTCTTCCGGAGTTTCAGTAGGAATATCATACATCCAACTAGCACCAGGCACAAGACCATTTCTTCTTGCTACTTCAATAGCATTAATATGATCTTCTACTGTCTCACCTTTTTCTAAATATTTTAATACACGATTACTTGCTGATTCACCACCAAATCTAGCTTTAGTAAATCCAATATCTTTAATAAGTTTAGCGATTTCATCAGTGAATATATCAGACCGAATAAATCCTTGAACATTAAATTTCCAACCTTTTGTCATCCACATTTCATGTATTTGTCTTAATCTCTTTTTATGAGAAATAAACAAATCATCCATAATATATAATTTTTGAAAATTAGGATAAGTTGCTATAATATATTCTACTTCTTCAATAAAATACTCAGCACTATGAAATCGCGCTTTAGGCCAATGAACAATCGTGCTACAAAACGTACATCTAAAAGGGCATCCTCTAGATGTTAAAATTGGAATCACTGCACCATTCTTTCTTTTTGAAAGTCTTTTCGCCAACCATTTATTTTTACTTACATTTTCTAAAGGGCCATGACGTTCTGGAAAACTTAATTTATTCATATCATCAATAGACATTAATGGTTCTTGTACAATTTTATCAGTAACCTCATTCATTAATATTTTTTTTAAAGCGTTTTCACCTTCGCCTTTAACTATATGCTTAAATGGTTGTTTATCTATGGGATCCCACATAGTTCCTTGACCACCTAATATTACCGGAATATTTGTTTGATTATTAAAATCAACAGCCTCCTTAATACCCCAGGCATTGGCTGACAGACCAATCATATCACAATCTATTAAATCTTCTTTATCATTAACAATTTCGATTTTCCAATCATTAACTTCACAATTAGCCTTAAGATAACCAAGACCTAATGGGTATTCTGATACTGGAAATTCTCCACCACAAAGAAACATTTTTAATAATTTCATAATAATATTTAGCGATAAATATTTTCATGAAAGTAAGTATTTTTCCAGATCAAATAGCTCTTAATGCAGGACCAGTGTTAAATGCATTTGTTGATTCTCTAGTTACAGATCCAAATATTGAAGTAGTTAAAAATGATATCAGTGCAGATGTAGCAGTTATTTGGTCATTACTTTGGTCTGGTAGAATGGCTAATAATAAAAAAGTTTGGGATATATTTAGATCCCAAGATAAACCAGTTATAGTATTAGAAGTTGGATGCTTACAACGTAATATTACATGGAAAATTGGTTTAAATGGAGTTAACAGAGATGCTGAATTTGGTAATGAAAATAGTGGCGATACCAGAGTTAATCAGCTCGATCTTAAATTAAAACCGTGGAAAGAAAATGGCCAATATATTATAATATGCTGTCAACATGGCGCTTCTCAACAATGGAGAGATATGCCATCTGTTCAAGATTGGACTCTTAATATAATCGATGAACTTAAAAAACATACTAACCGTAAAATTATAATACGCCCACATCCTAGATTTAAGGTAATTCCTAAATATAATTATAATAATGTGTTAATAGCAAACCCAAAACACATAGCTGGAACTTATGATGATTTTAACTTTAATGAAGCATTGGAGAACTGCTGGGCCGTTATTAATTATAGCTCTAATCCTGCTATTCAGGCTGTTTTGGCCGGCGTTCCTGTATTTGTCTCTAATCATAGTTACGCTTATCCTATGGGCCACGATATAAATGATCTTAGTAAGATAGAAACCCCTGTTAAACCTGACAGAAAACAATGGTTAAATAATTTAAGTTATACTGAATGGACTGTGGATGAAATACGAGAAGGATTACCCTGGAATAGGCTCAAAAACTACATCAGGCCATAAGTCATACACTTTTTGAAATTGAGCTGGCCATTTTTTTGCATAAGCAAGATCATTAGTTTTAGCATATCCATTAGTGTCCAAATATATATTATTAATTGAAACCGAGGTAATATCCCAATCAAACCCTAAAGTGTATATTTTCTTAAAACCGTGTAAACACGCTATATGTAGTGCCGTAGCGCCGGCATTAACTACTGGATTTAGTGGTATCAAGTCTAATCTTTTAAAATGAAGCTTTTGTTTAGCTGGCGCGTATACGACATGCCCGTCTGCATAACCAGACTCAATAACCTCCATCGTGATAAAATGGTCGATACATACTAAAAAGTCAGGTGAAAAATCCCTATACAAAGCATTACAACCATAAGTGACACCATTTAATTTTGTTAGATCAATATCCTTGCGACTTATTGAATTTCCTATAACGTATGCATTTTCGGTTGTATCTGGAAAATCAACGTGATTAGGAAAATATTGTTTAATATAATTATACTTACCATCTTTAATAATAGTTTTAACAATTATCTCTTCACCATCATACATAAGTGCCATTCCATTTAAAATAATTTTTATATTTGGGATTATTATCTGTATTAAGTGAATTTAGACGACGATGCGGAGCAGTACATATATATGAATAATAACATCTTGAGAGTGGATCATGATTGTTTAAACAATTAATACAATTCATTTTCCATGGCCTGCTTAACAAATTCCAAAACTCTTGTTGATGTTTGGTAAGTTTTTTCATAACAAATGACCATATTTTAATAAAAACAATGTTAATTCTTCATCCTCATTATATTCAAAATATGTTTCAATATAAATAAAATTATCTTCTCTTTCTTCATAATCATATTTAATTTCTGGAATCTTTCTAGAAATATTAATATTCTCAAGCTCAGTTAATGTTAAAAAATCATAAAATCCAGCCGGGTCCTTAAATTTTTCTGTTTTAATTATATATTTCATACATTAACGTGCCCAGACAAAATAGCTAATGTCATATTATGATCTAAAAAATCCTTCGCTTCTTGGTATTCAACATTAGCTTGTATCACTAAAGGATGTTCAGAATTTCTATATTTCATAGCAACTCTAGAGTACTCTAAAAACGCTATCTGCACATTATTAAACATTTTTTCTAAATCACGTTTAGTCTCATACGTTAATTTATAAACTGTTTTCCGGTAATTAATTTGCCAATTTTCATTCTCTTTAAAATCTACTACGCCCGGGCCTTCAGCAACAATTTTAGAAGATTTAGTTGGTGTATGTTGAGTATTATATCCAATAGTCATAATACATCTCCCCATTTTAAAGTGAATAGTGTAAGGTCTTTTTCATAACAATTTAATTTATAATAATCCGTACATATATCATCATGATTTATTGTATTAAATTTTTTATAAGAATTAGTATTTTCTGTACAACCACCTGCTATAATATTCCATCCGTGTTTAGTTAAAACGAAATGATTACTAAAAAATTTACATATCCAATTAGCAACTTCTTCTTCTCTGATATCATCCGGAATTTCAAAACGAATAATAAAATCCCAATTATTATATCTTCCAGTTGCTTTTGTTACTTTCATTAAAATTTTAAGACATTTTTCATAACGTAATATCTTCCATTCCCGCAACTCTTAAACGTTGAATACTCGATAGTTGAAATTGCTTGGTATCAAGGGCCTTCATAATTCCGAGATATCTATTACGAATAAGAGCTACTTCATTAACAATCATTTCAAAATCCACAACTTCTTCTTCACCATCTGTATATTTTTCAGCATCACGTGATGTCAAGGCACGAGCATAACTTTCTAAATACTTTTGATAATGTTTACGACGAAGTTTGCGTAGTTCTAAATTAAGATAATTTAAGATAGCTTCAATTTCTTGCAATTGATTAAAACGATATTCCACATTGCCCGGAATTTCAGCACAATTCTTTTCTAAATTACCCTTTATAGAGCATTCAAAACGAGCTTCTGCTAATTCCTGTTCATAGTATTCAATCATATCTGGAATATGAGTTAAATCACTAGATATTTTTGAGTACCAGGGCATTAAATATTAAACCTATTAGAGTAATAATCGCCAGACTCAAACGTCACAAATTGACCAAATTTTAAGATAGCTATTGTGAGTTCTTTATCCGATAACATTATAACAGATCCGGATAATCGTCGGGCGCCCGGTATGCCATCAACAATATTTTTCGCATTTAAAATTTGCCCAAACTGTATATATTGATAATCAGTTTTAAGTGATTTATGTCGAACTATATAAGGTTTACGATTATCATACATATTAACATTATACCCTATTTTAGAAAAAGGTCAATCGTATTCTTCGTCTTCCCAATCATCTTCTTTTTCAAAATTTTCTTCAATAATGTCAGCCATATAAGCATCACAACCAGCTAAGTTTTTAATGTAATCATCAGGCACCCCATATTCAATTAATTCTGCAACTAAATGATCAGCGGCAGTAGAATGATCTTTAAGTGGTATATATTCTTTTAACAAGTCCCATACATCGGATAATAAATTTTCATCATTTGTCATTTTCTTCGTTATTTTCCTCAGAATTATCTTTTTCTTTATTTATACCGAGTTTTGCACCTGGAGTCATAAGATCTTCCATTACTAAGTTCCATTTATCTGGCGTCCACATATTTTTAGTAGCATGAATTTCTTCACCCTTAGTAGTAGTATATGTATAAGTATTACCATGTTTTTTAAGATCATTTGTTTGTTCATAAAGCATTTCAAATAATCCACTATGAGGATCCATACCCTTATCATATGGAATATCAATTACTACCTTTTCAAATGGCTTGGCATATCTAGTTTTCATAACTCTAGCAGTTGATTTAATACCAGTTACAATTGATACTTTTTTTTCATCTCTTAATTTTGCTTTATTTAATAAAACTACTACAGAAGCTGCAAAAATAAATGCTCGACCACCTGAAATAGTGTCTTCCGGATGTGCCATGGGATTTGATGATTGAGTTACATACGAATGATTTGTACAAACCAATCCAACATTAGTTGATGCTAATAAATTAACACTATTTCTAACAAGCTGATTTAATTGTTTTGGTTTGTGACCAAAATCACCAGTCATATCACCAGCCGCAAATTTTTTAGTATCAATTGGAGTTAATAACATACCCAAAGAATCGACTACAAATAATACTTTTGGTCGATCTTCCTGGGGCATTTCTTTATAATCTTTCATAAAGTCTGAAATAACTTTAGCAACATCATCGATCATTGCAATACCTAATCTTAACAGTTTTTCTTCAGATGTATCTACCCCCAAGTCTTTTAGCCATTTTTCATCTAAAGCATTTTCAGAGTCAATTAAAATTACAAAAATATCTTGTTCTTGTGCATTTCTAATTAAATTCCCAGAAGAAATATAGGATTTTCCACTGCCAGGTTCTCCAGCAATAATAGAAACTTTACCTAAGGGAATTCCTTTATGAAAATCACCAGAAATAAGATAATTAAGTGTATAATTACCAGTTGATATCCAATCAGTTGGATCGTTAAAACCATACGAAAGTCCATCAATTCCTTTAGTTAAACTTTTTCTGAATTTCGAAACATCGAAATTTTTAACCATTTATTTCTCCTAATATTTAAAAATATAGGGAGGGTTTAAACCCTCCCTATAGTGACAGGGATCAACCTTGTCGTATCAAGCGTTTTGTTTCTTTTTACGCTGTTTAATCATGTCTAAAATATCTTGGTTACCTTTCTTTTTAGGAGCTTCTGAAACTTCAGTATCAGCTTCATCGCTTTCATCATCTTCAACTACCACTTCTTTCTTATCAGAAGTAACAACACTATCCGCCAATTTTTTATCAGCATCTGCATTGCGATTAAAACTACCCCAACGATCGTTGTCGAATGATTGTCCGTCCACCGAAGCTTCAAACATTTCTACGATACTTGCTAAGGTAGCTGTATCTGGTTTATTTGGAAGAAAATCAATAAGATTATATAATCCATGTTCTTCAATCGCAGCTCTTTCTTCATCGTCAAGAGCGCGTTCCTTACGAGCCCATTTAGAGGTGTCATAGTTAGCCCAGTCACCCTTTTGAGTCTTTTTGATCATGAAATCAAGACCTTGATCATAATCAGTTGGAAGTTCCTCAAGTTCTTCATCCGTCAACGCATCCTTGATCTTTTCAAAGAGTTGTGGACCCATTACAAACCTACGAATTGGATTATCCAGATCTTCTTCATCTAATGGATTATTACCAACTACAAAGCCTTGAAATATATAAGAACGCTTTTTCCAATATTTACGACCCATATCCTCCATCGCTGGATCTCTGAACCATGTACGAACTTCTTTAAGAACGGGACATGAATCTTTACTTTCCCACATCTCCATACATGGTACCTGAATATTCAGTGGTTTTGATTGTGGATCACCCTTAACTCCCGGGAATGGGAGCCGAAGCATTTGTCTTTCTACCCAGAAGAATACATTTTTATCATCTCCGTCTGGTAAAAAGCGTAGAGTAACATTTTCACCCTCATTAATATTCCAATGTGGGTAAATTGCGTTGCTACTTCCTGCGGTAAATTGTTGATTTTGTTGAGCTAATTTAGCTCGTATTTCTTTTAAAGTTGCCATAATAGTGTTTCCTTTCTTGCCTAATTATGCCTATTTTTGCCTAATGTATCTAATGTCTACTTAAACAATATATACATGATAGTATTTAT